ACCTTTTTTTCGCGCGAGGTAATTTTTCGCCGATGGGGGGTTGATATATAGGGGGTGCGAAATGAGACCATTGAGACCATTTTGTGCCAATTGTATAACGGTATCAATAACGATGGGTATGGAATTAGATAAGAAGAAGCTCTGTGAGGCCATACGTGAGTGTGGAAGTATCCGGAAGGCGTGCAAGAAGATTGGATGCAGCCGGGCAACGGTGCATCGCCAGGCAAAGACGGACGATGACTTCAAGAAGGAGTTGGACGAGGCCAAGGAGGTGGCACGCCTGGACATGTTGGATAAGTACATGGATGCCTTGCATAAGATTGCAGGTGTGGAGCCGGACAGCGAGAAGAAATCTCTTAAGGCCATCATGTTCTACATTGACAGGACGTTGAAGGAGTTGGGAAGAAAGGAACGCGATGAGGCTCTAAGCGCAATGGCCAAGAAGGATATGACTCCGGAACGAATTGCGAAGGCGGATGAGTACAAGAAGGAGGTGCGGCAGCGCATCAAGAATCAGAAGGACTATTATGTGAAGCTCCTCAAAAAGGAGAATCGGTATACTCCGGAATTGGCTCAGCAGGCGGAATTGGCAGCAACGGCAGTCGTGCGCCTCCGGATGATCCAGGAAGAGACGATGTTCAATCCATACCACAAGGCGATTCAGATAGAGATATCTCGCGAAGGGAATACGAGAGAGCACATCAGCGAGGCGGAAAACCTTCTGAAGGATTATCTTCAGGTCGCTAAGGACCAATTGAAGGCCCTGGGCATGAATACGGACTCCAAGGAACGTAAGACGGACGAGGACGGAGAAGACGGATTAACGGAATTTATGAACGCATTAAGTAATAACTAAAAAATTTAGACATGAAGGCAGTGACAATTGAGATTCCTGACAACAAGGAGTTGGTCAAGGAAGGCGAAGTTTACAAGTTGGTAGACGTGAAGCCGATTACAGAACGTGTGAAGACCTTCGAGGATGCAGTGCGTATCCTGGGCGAAGGAAATGAGCTGGTGAGAGAGTTCAATGACTTCAAGGAGCACACGGACTTCTTGACAGGTGATGTGATGGCATACATCAAGTTGAGAATCGTGGTGGCAGCATTGAACGAAGGATGGGTGCCATCATTCAAGGAAGACGAGTTCAGATGGTATCCTTGGTTCAATCTGTATACAGATGAAGAGGTAGCCAAGATGTCAGAGGAACAGAAAAAGAGGGTCCTCCTTTGGGGCGGTTGTTCGGCTTACGGGTCGTATTCGGGCCTCGCTTTTGCGAACTCGTATTACGCCTGGTCGTTCTCGGGTGCGGCTGTCGGGTCTCGCCTTGCGTTGAAGTCAGAGGAGCTTGCGGATTATGTGGGCAGACAGTTCATCGAGCTGTATAAGGAATTTATGATAGGATGATAACCATTGATGGATTCAAGTTCTATGATGAGCCAGGTTCGTGCGGCACATGCGCCTTCTTCTCCAATGGAAGCACGGAAATGTTTCCAGGGTCTCAGAAGGGTCATTGCATTCTGTGGAATGAGATGCATGGCCGCACGATCAATCCGCCAGCGCGGTGCAAGAAGATGTTCAAAATGGCCTTCAAGTATCCGGATGGCTCTGAGTTATCAATCGTAAGGAAGGAGGGATAATGACAAAATTCAATGCGTATAGTGGAGAATTCCGAAGTAAATTGCCTCCACCTCCGGTTGGATGGAATCGGAAGAAGAGTGATCGAGTGTTTGATTATCATGAAAACGAAAGGAAAATGAAAGTAGGAGACAGAAAGGCGGTCGGTGAGTGGGTGAACGCAGCCGAAGAGAAGCCGAATATGATAGACACATACAATGTAATTGTGAAGGATGGTCAGGAGATACGGATGGATACCACATTCTACGGGCCTGACAGGTTGGACCTGGCGAATGACTTTTATTGTGACAGAAGACACAAGAAGTCGAACGGGCAGGAAGGAGCCGAGGTATTATATTGGCTCCGTGTGGTAACTCCGAAGGCTCGTAAGGTGTCGACATGTGAGGTCCGAGTTAATGGACTGAAAATACAGACATCATCAAGTAATGCCATCGGAGCCATTTGGAAGATGGTGGTGAAGATAATCAGAGGCGCGAAGATAAGACGTGAGTTAATTGAATACGCATGAAAGGAGGTGCAGCATCATGATCAGAGATGGAAGGGAATACAACAATCAGGGCCATCTGATAACTTGGGAGATTGATTACGATGCCTACAAGGACAGATGGAAGCGTGAAGTGGTACAGATGAAGGTCCTTCTCGCTACGAAGGATGAGGCTCAAGCCAAGATGGATGAGTTAATGGTGTCAGGACTTCTGAAGAAGGCGGTATTGTTTCGATTGAAGTCAAAGGAAGATTATCTCATCGAGCGAAGGAGGGTGGCCACAGTTCAGTATAACAAGCGCGGCGAAATGACGGAGTTTGATAGGAATGATTGAGGAAGAGAGACAGAAGGCGAGGAAATGTAAGGAAGAGGTGTATGGAAGGATGCGCATCATGAAGTCGAGGTGGAAGTCAGCGAAGGCGGTCCACACAGACGAGCGCATCTGGACATACATCGAAGGTGTCATTGACCATCCGGAGGCTCACAACTTGTATGAGGCCTTGGGAGTGGAGCGATTCTTCCGTCTTCTGTCAGACTACGCTTGGGATGCAGCAGCTGTGACTCGGTTCTTTAGGTTCTACGAGGCCATCAGGTTCAATGGGGCGAATGGCAGGCAGCGGTACAAGTTAACGCCGGTGCAGTGCTTCCAATTTGCCTCCATCTTCGGATTCCGGAAGAGTGACGGATACAGATTGACGCGAACGGCCTATCTGTTTGTCCCTCGTAAATTCAGTAAAACGACATCGAGTGCATCATTGGCAGTGTATGATCTTCTGTTTGGCGATAACAATGCACAGGCGTATGTGGCAGCCAACAGTTATACGCAGGCAAGCATCTGTTTCAAGGAAATACGCAACATCATCTCTGATCTGGACAGGAGGGGTAAGCACTTCCGGGTCAACAGAGAGACGGTGATGTTTATCGACAAGAAACGTGAGGCATTCGCATCATGCCTAAGCTCGAATCCGAAGACGTTGGACGGATTGAACGCCAGCACGGTCATCATGGACGAGTATGCGCAGGCCAGGAACACGCGCACGAAGTCAGGTGCGGAGTTGAAGAATGTGTTGGTGACATCGATGGGTACGAGATTGGAGCCATTGGTGATTATCATTACAACGGCGAGCGATGTCCTTGACGGACCGTTTTACGAGGAACTAAAATATGTGCTCAAGATTCTCCGTGGCGAATCGCAGGATGATTCCATCTTCGCATCCATCTTCATGCCGGATGTTGACGATGAGGAATCTTCCATGGAAACGTGGAAGAAAGTGCAGCCACACATGGGAGTGACGGTGCGGAAGGAATTCTACGAGAACGCCTGGAAGGATGCGCAGCGCACGGCTGATGATATGTTAGCCTTCCGAACGAAACTTCTGAACATCTTCTGCATTAATGAGGCGAAGAGGTGGTTCACGGCGGATGAGGCTCGAAGGATAACGGGCAACTTCGATATCGACAAGGTGAAGGGCCTGGAGTGCTCGGTGGCCTTCGATTTATCAGTAAAGGATGACTTCTCGGCGGTGACGTACACGGTGTATTCCTCGAAGACAAAGATGTTTTATTGCCATACGGAGTATTATTTCCCGGAAGGCAGCATGGAAAATCATGTGAATCGAGATTTATATAACACATGGGCGCAGGCAGGGTACTTGAAGATATGCAAGGGCGAGCGCATTGATACGAAGATGATCAGAGAAGACATCCTCCGGAGGTCGAAGAAGGTGAAGATAATCGTGATATCCTATGATAGTTACAAGGCGCAGGACTTGACGAATGATTTGGCGGCGGTAGGTGCCAGGGAGGTGTTGAAGCCGTTTAGCCAGACATACGGGTCATTCAACCTTGCGGTGGAGTCGATGGAGATGTTGGCGTATTCTGATCCTCCAAGAATCATGATGAATGATAATCCTATCAATGTATTCTGTCTGACCAACTGTGTGGTGGATATTGATAGGATGGAAAACAAGAAGCCAATGAAGGCGGAACAGACCAAGAAAATAGACGGTGCCATCACGATGCTGATGACCATCGGAGCAATGTATAATTATGAACGATAAAAAGTTTTGAAGTATGAAAATAGGACTTTTAGATGTGGATGGAGGGCATTTCCCGAATTATGCGCTCATGAAAGTAGCGGCCTTCCATAAAAGCCAGGGCGATGAGGTGGAATGGGCGAATCCTCTGTTCGGGAGGTACGACAGAGTGTATAAGTCGAAGATATTCACCTTCACGGAGGACGATAAATCGATATATCCGTGTGAAGTAGTGAAGGGAGGTACGGGATATAGCCTCACATCGCAACTTCCGGATGAGATTGAGCGCATGAATCCGGATTATTCGATTTATAACGTGGACAAGCGCACGGCATACGGATTCTTAACACGCGGATGTCCGAACAAGTGTAAGTGGTGTGTGGTGCCGAAGAAGGAGGGTCCGGTAAGGCCGTACAGAGACGTGGAAGAAATTGCGGAAGGCGGAAGGACCAATCTGATATTGATGGACAATAACATTCTGGCCTCTGACTATGGGTTGGCTCAGATAGAGAAGATTGTGAGGAATCGATATCGTGTGGACTTCAATCAAGCGTTGGATGCGAGACGGGTCACAGATGAGATTGCGCAATTATTGGCAAAGGTGAGATGGATGAAGTATATCCGGTTCGGATGTGATACGCCGGCGCAGATAGCGGAGTGTGAACGGGCGATGCGCATGATTGACAAGTATAGAGGCAAGGAGGCATATTACTTGATGTACACGATGATCAATGACGATATTGATGAGGCATACAGCCGGATATCTCATTTTAGGGGGGGGGGAGGAATGTACAAGTGGTTGCGCAGCCGTTTAGGGACGTCAACAATCCGCATCAGGTCATTCCGCAATGGCAGAAGGATATGGCACAATGGGCCATGAAACATCAGATATTTGCGGTATGTGATTTTAAGGAGTTCGAGCCAAGGAAGGGATTTAAGTGTAACGAATACTTTTTGTAGAGATGATATATAACGGAAGAATATTGGAAGAGACGGACACGCACGGCATCGAGGAAAGATGCGTGGGGTGTTACTTCGAGGGGCGGATGTGTGCGGAGATGGGGATTAAGTGTCTTCCGGTAGAACGTGAGGACAAGCGGAATGTGAAGTACGTGGATGCGGGTCCGGTTGAGGCCAAAAAGTAAGCCATTTAAAGTTTTTAGGGGATAGTGTAGAAGGGCATAAGTCATTCTACACTATTTTTTATTTGGGATATGATGAAGATATGGAATATTTTTCGAAGGGAGGAGGCTGACCAAGTGTCAACTCCACCTCCAAGAGTGTCATCGGGCGCGTATCAGCAGAATGTGGTACATGTCAACTCCAAGGAGCGCGCGATGAAGATTGCATCGGTGTACAGAGCGGTGAATCTGATTGCATCGGGAGTGGCAGTGTTGACGTTGGAGTATAAGCGCAAGGATATGGCTCGGAATTACTTCAAGCTGTATGACACGGGTGCAGGCGCGCGAGTGAATTATCTGATCCAGGTGCAGCCGAATGAGCGCATGAACGCCTTCACATTTTTCAAGAACGTGGTGGCGCAGGTACTTCTTCTGGGCAATGCGATTATCGTGCCGAAGAGGAATATGTATGGTGAGGTGACAGAGCTGGTGTTGGTGAAGGGTGGAAGCACGGCATATGATGAGTATTCGAATCGGTACACGGTGTATGACGAGACGAATAAGATTGGCGGCACTTACGAGGCGAAGGACATCATCCACATCAAGAATACATGTAATGACGGAGGATATTGGGGCCTCAGTACGATTCACTATGCGGCGGTGACATTGGGCATCGCGGCCACAGCGGATAAAGAGACAGAGAAACGATTCGCCACAGGTGGACGGTGGAAGGCAATTCTCCAGAATGACCATACAGTGAAGGGGTTCGGCGAGGCTCCGGATGAGGAAATGGAATCGATGGCCGAAGACATCCAGGCGAGCCTGAACAACGGCGATGATATTATCTCGGTGAGAGGCGATGGTAAGTTGACTCCGATATCCATGACATCGAGTGACATGCAATTCCTGGAATCGAGAAAATTCACCATCCGAGAGATATCGAGATTCTTCAATGTGCCTCCTTCGAAGTTGATGGACGATACCAACAGCAACTACAAGAGCACGGAGATGTCGAATATCCAATTTTACTCCGAGGCTTTGCAGCCGATTGTGACGGAGATTGAGCGCGAGTTCAATGCCAAGTTGGTAGGCGCGGCCAATTGGGGTGATTATCGGTTCAACTTCGATGTGCAGAAAATCTACGCATTGGACCTCGATAGCCTGGCCAAGTGGAACAAGGCTCGCCTGGAGTCCGGTCAGGTGACGGTGAATGACCTCCGGCGCGAAGTGGACAAGGAGCCGGTGGAAGGCGGTGACGAGGTGTATCTGTCAGTGAACTTCGCTCCGTTGGGCAGCGCGAAGTTGAACGGAGAGACGAAGGCACCGGAGAAAGGAGGCCAGGAATGATCACGGCAGGGAGTATGCAGGAACGAGTGACCATCATTCATCCGGTGGTGGTGAGAGGTGAGTTCGGTGAGCAGTCGAGGACGTGGAACGATGGCAGCACTGTCTGGGCGAATGTGCAATATCTGAGAGGGCATGAGGCAGTGACAGCCGGAGAAGTGTGGTTGGCCAAGACCATCTCCATCACGATGCGCAACAACAAGGAACTGACAGAGCGGTGCAGGTTGCGGTGGAACGACAAGAATTACCGCATCACATCAGCCAATAGGAACAAGAAGGAAGGCAGCATGAGTATTGTGGCCGAATATATCGAGGAGGACAACTTATGAAGTATGTGACATTAGAGGAATTGAAGGCGCAGATGCGTGTGGACTTCGATGATGAGGATTCTCTGATCACGTTGTACGGCAACGCGGCGGAGGATGCGGTGGTACGATTCACGCGGCGAAAGGATGCGGAACTTCTGAAGATGGGATATGAAGAGCAGGAAGGCGAGTATCCTACGATGGAGCCTGGAGCGGAATATTTTCCGGCGCGGTTGAAGGTGGCGGTATTGTTGACCGCAGCCAATTTTTACAGGAACAGAGAGCCGGTGGCCAGCGTGAGTCAGAACTTGGTGCCATACACGTTAGAGGCATTGATTAAGCCGTACAGGAAGCTCAGTAAGGGGTAAAAGGTATGCTAAAACACGGGTATGTAAGATAAGTGTGTAGAAGTTCAACAAAGTATATAATGAATACGAAAAAAGCAGAGATAAGACATGGATGTGATGGCTTGTATCAGCCGAAATTCCGTGAGGCGCAGGAAGGCACAGGACGGATTATCGAGGGATATGCCATCGTGTTCGGTGTGGAGTCCAAGTTAATCGCAGATTATTATGACGTATACAGGGAAATCATTGAGAAGGGAGCCATCACTGAAGAGGAACTGAAGGGGATGGACATCAAGATGACCATCTGGCATAATAGGGAGCGATTGTTGGCACGGTCAAACAAGGGTGTGGGCACCTTGAAGTTATCAGTGGACGAAGTTGGCGTGAAGTACGAGTTCGAGGCACCGAATACTTCAGACGGTCAGACAGCTTTGGAGTTAGTGAAGCGTGGCGAATTGTCCGGCTCATCCTTCACGTACTGGACGGACGAATCGAGGAATGTGACGTACACGAAAGGTGCGGAAGGTGAGCTGATTCGCCATGTGAACAAGATATCGGAAGTCCTTGAGATGACCATCGCGAGTGACCCGGCATATTCCGAGACGAATGTGTCGGCGCGCGAGGTGGAGGCAACGGGATTCCGGCTCAAGGGTGAGAACAAGCGCGAAGGCGAAAGTATCCGGATGGCGCAGCTTGAAATGGATAGAAGAAGACGTAAGTTAAATTTAATGGGTTATTAGTATGTTCGAGAACAAAATCAGTGTAATGCAGCTCATTCAGCAGCGTGAATCGCTTCTGAAGAAGCGCGAGGATGTGAACAAGAGTATGAATGCCATCATCGATGAGGCTAAGGCCAACAAGCGAGAGTTGTCAGCGGAAGAGAACGTGAAGTATCAGCAGCTTCAGAGTGAGTTCGACACGTTGTCTCGCGAGATTGCCATCAATGTGGATATGACCAACTTCGCAACGGCCAATCCGGTCAAGGAGAAGACCAAGAGCGAAATGTTGCGTGAATGTCTGAAGGGCGGTGTGCAGCGCGAGTACGTGTTGGCACGTGAGGCGATGACCACAACGGACATCGAGGCAGGCGGCATGGTGCCTCTGACCATCAAGGATGTGATTCCTCCGTTGGAGATGGGTCTTATCTTTGATAAGGTGGGTATTCAGGTACAGACAGGTGTCAAGGGCAACATTCAGTGGCCGGCACTTGGCGCAATTGAGGCAAGCATTGTCGGTGAGGCAGTGGCAGTGAACGAGACGAAGATTGACCTGAGCAAGATTAATGCCAAGCATGTGCGCCTGAGCTTGAAGGCCAAGGTGTCCAATCAGGCGATCAATGACTCTTATTCCGATTTGATTGGAATCGTGAAGGGTCAGATTCAGGCAGGTCTTCGCAGAACGCTCAACCGTGTGACCTTCTCACATGAGGACTTCACATCAGACCTTCACGGACCGTTTGCAGGCGCGAAGGCGAGTGGCACATTCGCCGGTTCGGTGCCCACATACAAGGAATTGCTTGCAATGAAGGGCAAGGTGGCAGCGAGCGGTGTGGACATGTTCGGCTTCTGTTATATCATGTCAGAGAGCATGAAGGCCATCCTGGAGGCAACTCCGGTGGATGCAGGCAGTGGCCGCATGATTGTAGAGAATGACAAGGTAGCAGGATATCCGGTATATTGCACCGAGTATATCAACTACGGCAAGGACAAGACCAAGGCCGGAGAAGAGTACATTGGCGCAGGTGTATGGGCATATCTCGCGGCCAATCAGCACGGCGATGTGCGCATGATTGTGGATCCGTACACAGCAGCAGGCGAGGATTCAGTGGTTGTAACTCTGAATTCCGATTGGTCTCTGACCACATTGGAGAAGTCGGCCTTCGCTCTGTATAAGACAGCGGCAGCATAATCGGAGAGTTCGAGTCGAGTCTATATATAAAAGTTAGTTAATGCGAGGAAGGGGGGGCGAGCTGAGTAAGTTTGTCCCCTTCTTTTCTTAAAAAAGAATAAAAATGTCAGATGTAGTAACGCGATTAATATGTGAATCATCCGAGTATTCCGCAGGCATCAAGCGAGCGAAGGCATCCATCAGCGAGTTCAATGCGGCGCAAGGTCAGGCGAAGGAGGTGTTGAGCGGAGCGGCGGCGATGGTGGCGAAGTTTGCCGGCGCGATAGGCTTGGCGCAGGGAGCAACGGAGGCATTTACGCAGGTAATTCGTGGCAGTCAGACCACATCGGATGAGTTTGACCAAGTGATGCGTGCGTGTCAGAGTTCGGTGAACGAATTCTTTTCGGCTCTGAGCACCGGAGACTTCTCCGTGTTTGCTACGGGTCTGGACAACATCATCTCGAAGGCTCGCGAGGCTCAGATGGCGTTGGACCAATTGGGCAACACCACAATCTCGTATGGGTACTTCACAGCGAAGAATAACGCGGACTTCCAGGAGCAGTTGGCCATCCTGAAGGATGCGAACGCTACGGATGCGCAGCGCACGGCGGCGAATGAGAGGATTCGGGAAATACTGAGTGACCAAAAAGAAGTCACTGATCAACTCCAATCAAGGTCGCAGGATGCAATAAGTAAATGGGTGGCCGAGGGTACCAACTTGGACGCATCGCAGATAAACAGAGGAATGATTGATGAAGTGCTGAGGCTTGATGTGTCTTCGATGGGTCCGAAAAGAAAGGCGGAGTTACAGAAGGAGTATAAGGAGTATCAGGGCGAGATTGCAAAGTTGAAGGCGAAATATACAACGTATGAAACGGTCGGAATGGGAATGAACGCTCATACGGTGGAGCGCGTGGATACGGAGGCAATAAAACGAGAATCGGCACCTCTGAATGAGAAATACAAGCAAGCGATTACTTACAATGAAGTGTTGGTCAAGATTCCGGATGATGAACTGAAGAAAATCGTCAGTATCCAGGAGCAAGCGGACAACGCAGAGCGGTCCTTAAATTCAATGACTAAAACGGCCAATCGAGCACAGAAGAGCGCAGCAGGAAGCACAACGACAAGGACCACAACGACAGCTCCGGCGAAAACGGAAGAGCAGAAGGTTCAAGAAGAAGTCATCGTGAATACGCTCATCCAATACGACAGCGAGATTGGGCGCAAGATGTTGGAGCACATTGCCGGAAAGGAGTTCGAGGTGCAGCCGATTGTGGTGCCAATCGAGGAAGAGATTGAGGATGATGGTGTAGTAGATGCGCTTCTGACAAAGAGAGCGGAAGAGACAGAGGCCTATAAGAAGCAGTTGGATAATACGGCCAGCGCAGCAGAAACGATGGGGAAGATGTTTGGTTCGGCGGCATCAGCCATGAGCGCAATGGGCGAGAACGATGCGGCCAAGGTCTTCTCCATCGCGGAGAATATTGCCGAATTGATTGCTCAGTACAGCAGTATAGCGATTGCAGCTGGCGTGGCTCAGGGTGCGAAGATGCCATTTCCGTACAACTTGGCAGCGATGGGCGCAGTGGTATCCACAGTAACCGGCATTATCAGCAGTCTGAACTATGCAGAAGGCGGTATTGTGCCTGGTAGCAACTTCCAGGATGGTATTGTGGCGCGCGTGTCGAGCGGTGAGATGTTCATCAATCAGCACGATCAGAAGCAGCTGTATAATGAGATTCATTCCGGTTCCTCAGTCAGTGGCAATCAATCACGCAGGGCCATCGTGACCGGAGAGCAGATTGTGTTGGCGGTGAATAATTGGGGCCGGCGAGTCGGAAAGGGGGAATTGTTATGATGAAGATTGAAGCGGACGTGACGAAGGCCGAGGCCATTGTCAGTTCGATATCATTGGATAATGGCGGTGCGAAGGCAGTGAAGGCCGAGATTCGCAAGATATTGAATCAGGCGAAGAAGGCGGCTCAGTCGGCGGCGGCGAGTGCGATGGCATCTGATCCAAGGAAAGCGAAGAAGGCGGTCAAGGTAAGGATGTACAAGACCAAGCTCGGAGGTAACGTGAGTATCCTGGACAAGAAGACGGTGACGCAGATGGCCATCGAGGGCAGCAAGTCGACAGGTGGTGTGAGCGGCATCCGGAGACGGAGGAATGTGAGCGCAAGGACGAGGCAGGTCAATGGATATCGAGGTGCGGACAGAGCCTTCATCCTTCGATTCGTGAATCAGGGAACGGCAGCGCGATTGACCGGAGCGCGGACGAAGATGAGGCCAGCTAACAGAGGCTCATTGATTGGGAAGAAGTTCTTCACGCCAGCCACACAGACCGTAATAAGTGCAGGCGTGAGCACGTTGGCATCGACATTGGACCGTTGGCAGCAGCAACAAGTGTCGAAGATTAAGTAACCTAAAAGACAGAATTCAAAGAATAGTAGATATGAGTGTATTGGTAGGATTGCATGTGCAGGAGGTGTTGAACGGCACGAAGGCAGTGACGGACAAGGTAGGAGACCGGATATATCCATTGTATATTCCGGTCGGAACACCTGAGTATCCGTTTATCTGTTTTTCCACCGGCAGCATCACGGTTGAGGAATCGAAGGACGGAACGGCCTCGGATATGTGTGACGTGGAGATAGCAGTGGTGGCTAAGAGTTATGGGGAAGCGGTTCGAATTGCAGCGGACATCCGGAAGGCGTTGGAAGGGAAGTGCGAGGATTATGAGGAATTCAGTGTGGATGAGTCGCGGTTCACCTCCTTCAAGGAGGAATACCTGGAAGAGGTGGACGCAGTATGTGTGACAAGTGGTTTTAATTTTGTAACAAGCGATAATTTATGAAAAAGAAAGTATTACGCGGAAAGGACCTTATGCTGTGGATATCGGCTAAGGTCATTGCATTGAGCACAGGTTGCAAACTGAGCTTGAAGGTGAACACGCAGGATGCGGCATCGAAGGATGACGGACTGTGGGATGCGCCGGAGATTGGTTCACAAGGTTGGGAGGCAACGAATGATTCATTGGATACGGCCAGCGATTCGGATGATATCGATATGGTCTATGACAAGCTGTTTGAATTGTTCGTGGCCGGAGAGCCGATTGAGGTGACGATGGGAATTCCTTCCAATAAGTCGGACGAAGGTGTACCGACAGCCGGATGGACGGCAGGCACGAGTGTATATAAGGGCAAGGCTCTGATTACGGCACTTGACCGAGAAGGTAAGAAGGGCGATAATGCCACAATCTCCATCACGTTGACGGGTGTCGGCGCGTTGAAGAAGGAGACAACGGGAACATCCACAACTGAAAGCTCTAAGTAATGGAAGTTTGGATTAAGGGGCAGAAGTATCAGTTCGGATTCGATTCGATTTGGGGTCCTCTGTATATGTATGAGGAAGTGTGCGGAGACAATCTTCCGTACAATCCTCACAAAACGCTTTGTATGCATATCATGTGGTGGTGTATCCTGGTGCGCAGCAATCCAGGTTGTACATTGCAATTGGATGACTTCTTGCAGGCGTTGAATGACATGGCATTGGTGTCGCAGCTCAGGGATTACTATGTGCAGCGCATGAATGTATTGGGCACCGGAGGCGAGGATACAGCGGATGATAAAAAAAAAGACTGACAGCGCACGAAGTGTATTCGCTTGTGTGCGGTGAAGGTGGGTTGAGTCCGGAATACTTCATGGACCGTATGACGGTGGCGGAAGCGCGGTCATACATTGAAGGTCAGAATAGGCGGCACAGACAATCGTGGGAACAGATGCGATTGCTGTGCTGTCTTATTCATAAGGTGCAGACCGGAAAGGAATTGGATATTGACCTTCCATGGGATAATGAGGGCGAGGATGAGGCTCCGGAAGAACGAGAGGCGCATCTGGAAGAGTTGAGAACGATGGCAAGGATGATGGAAGAACAACGTAAAAAGAAGAAGGATGAGGAAGATACATTGGCAGGTGCCATTCCGGACGATCAGCGACAAGGAGGCACGGATTGACATCTATGACGAAGGGTATGACGGAGACATCGTGGAGTTGACTCCGGCAGGTGACGGACCATTCGAGACATCGGAGGAGAATTACGATGACTTGATGGCACCGGTGCGCACGCAGTCGGGGTATATCCGTGTCATTGACAACGATGATTTGGATGGCCTGATTCCGGAGGCGGCCAAACAGCACTATGTGGAATTCGTGTTGGAAGGGATTGTTGTTTGGTGCGGCTACATGAAGCCGGATGCATATTCATCAGATTGGGATGTGCCTCCAATCGAGGCGGAATTTCCGGTTGTGTCGGGGCTGGCCTATCTGAAGAATGTCTACCTGGATCAGGAGAAAGATATGGATGTGGAGAAGTTGGGGTCGCTCATCGAGGAATGTATTGGTGAGACAGGCATCGCTTACGAGAGCATCTATATTCCGAAGGAGATAGGGTACGAGGAAGGAGATGGAATGGTGGCGGCACTGACTTCGGAAGTGTCGAGATACAACTTCTTCGATGAATCGGATTCGGAGTACGGAGACGAGGATTATCAGCGATACGATGCGAAGACATGTTTTGAGGTCCTTGAAGAGATTCTACGCTTGTGGGGATGGACAATGATGGAGCGAGGGAAGTCATTGTATATTGTATCCACAGAAGCAGGCGAATACATGAAGTACGGCCTTCCGATTCTTATGGCCAATGTGGATTCAGAATCGAAGGTGGATGTGTCCGGAACATCGATGCAGCTGTCAGAGCTACATCTGGACGGTGATTCGCATAAAGCAGATACGGTATCCGGATATCGGAAGATAACAATCTCGGTGGACACGAATCCGATAGAGGACGCGATTCCGAAAGTGGACAAGGACAATCTCCCGAAGGTGACTGAACTGACTACAACGGAAGTCATTAATTATCCGGATAAGAAGGATGAGCGGAGAAGAATCTATGGTGACGGGGAGAGTACGGACGGAGCGAAATTCCATCAGTACATGTATAATATACTTGGATTGGCAGGTTGGGAGGAAGTGGAGTATAATCCGGAGATGATGAACACATATTGCGGAGGGTTCTTCATCGGGTATGACAGATATACACAAGAGGACCTGAAGAACGAAGACAAGCGGAATTACAGCTTTAAGGAGGCCATTGTAATAAGTTCGAATAACATTGGTACGATGCCTTCGATTGACAATTATCTCACATTGCCGGCTCTGTCTCTGAGGAACGGTAAGATAGTAAGGTACGTATCCGGAGCATTCGTTATTAGTGCTAACGTGAAGGGCATCGAACTAAGCGGCCAGCAGACACAACGGGAAACGAATGGTGGAGGTGACTTCACGTTTCAGTTCAGAGTGGGTGACAAGTATTGGAGCGGTTCTCAGTGGACAACGCAGAAAGTATATGCCACATTGCAGATGGGTACGGATGATGAATCGAAGTTGGAGTATGACAAGGACGGAAAGATATTATCCACAAAAACTCTGGACATGCCATATAATGGCGCGGATGGGTATGTGATTCCGATAGATCAGGAATTATGTGGTGAGGTGGAAATGGTGATGTTCCTTCAATATCGTGAACTGAAAAGAGCGTATCTGTATTTGGAGGACTTCAAGATAGAGTATTATCCGGATGATAGAAATTGGGTGAACGAGAAGGATGATCGGGACAAGAACACCTACAAGTCAGTCATCGGCACCTACACGGAAGACAAGGAAGTGAAGCTAATCATCGGCACCGACAGTAACAATGGAGCATGTTATGCCACATTAACGCAAGGTGGAGCCTACGTGACGGAGCTGTATTACATGGGCGAAGGTAAGATGATGAGGCCAGAGTTGGCTTTATTGGGTAAGTTAAAACGCTATTATGGCCGAATTACAAAGAGGCTCACATTACAAGTCCGGAGAGGCAGTGTGGACCCGTTGACGAGAGTGGTGTACAACGGAGCCAATTATGCAGTGACGGGTGAGAATGTGGATTGGGCCAATGATACGGAAGAATTAATAATAACACAGAATTGATGGAGAAGCTAAAAGGATATAATCTGATCATGATGATTGAGCGTGATGGCGCAGATGAGGCCATTGCGTATGGCACTTCATGTGAATTCGACATCAAGGCGGATACCAAGGAGATATCCGGAAGGGATTCGGGCCGTTTCGTGAGACTGGCTAAGGGAAAGATACGTTGGCAGGGCAGCAGCGCGCACATCATGGCGGATAATGGCCAGGCGCAGTACATATTGACGTTGGCAAAATCGCCAAAGAAGGTGAAGCTGTTCATCGGGACGGTGAAGGACCATCGAGGGGCCATCGTATATACAGACTATGCGAAAGACGGTAAGTTTGCCTTCCAGGGGTATGCATTAATCACGCGCGCCACAATCACGGGAAATCTCGGAAGCGCGGCAACGATGTCGATAGAGTTCAAGGGAAGTGGACCATACACAACGGATGGCGAAGACCTTCCGGATGACAATGACGATAATGAGGGTGGTGGCGGTGGTGATGGCGGCGCAACGACATTGGGTGAACTGACCAATGTCAGTTCGGAGGTGGACAGTATTCCGGAGCAGGACAGAGTGTTGTGCCAGGAGTCAGGTTCGGGAGTATGGACATGGAAGAATGTGAAAGACGTCATCAATTTGGATGATGTCTTCAATCAGTTCAAAAGCACCTTCTTGAGGAAGGATGTGGATGATACGGCATACGGACTCATCACGTTGACGCAGGGAGCCATCTTCGGGCCTGAATACATCGAGGGCATGAAGGGTGGCAAGATTGACGGGAATGGCAACGGACATCTGAGGTCATTGACGGTGGATGAGTATGTGGAGGCTCCGGAGTTCAGATTCAATCGTGTGAGCATCAAGGTAGGCAACGAATGGCGTGCGCCTGGTGGAGGAATCATGGCGGATGTGGTGCCGGACGTGGATGCGGAAGGCAACGAGTTAATGACAGGCATTGCCACATTGCACCTGAACGAAGGCACCATCGGTCAAGTGGCCGTGGATGATATATGTTGCGGTATCTATTATAACGGTATGTCTATGGATACGGACACATCGGAAGCGGAGTATCTGGACGCATGGGGCAACTTCGATGATGGGCGCGGCAACTTTAAGTTTGCCGGATTCTTCACGAGTTACTTCCGAATAACGGAAATTCTGAATTCCGATAACACATCCTTCCGCTATGTGTTGAGGCCTCTGAGTGATCATTGGCAGGCAAGGAAGCATCCGTGTTCCATCATGCACTTCGTGGTATATGGCAACTTCAGCGACAAGACACGTCAGAGTGGTCGGTATAGCACACGGACGTATGAGCGATTCCTGGTTGACGTGAATGATTGGGAATTCACGGGAGCGATGGTGGCTCGCCAGGATGGAGACCTGAGAAATCTGAGTATCTTCGGCATCAATATGGATGGGTATTCATCCTATCTGAACAACATCTACATGGTTGGCACCATCAGCCAATACAACAAGTATCCGTTGAGAGTGGAGTTGGATACGAATGGGGACAACTTCTTGGCATACGGCGAAAGCCTTCATGTCTCGTGCAAGGTCATGCAGGGTTGGGATGATAGGACATCAGAGGTGACGAAGTGGAAGGTGACGAGAGACACGGGAGATGCGGCAGCGGATGCGGCATGGGCCAATCGGGACAAAGTGAAGAACTTCTCCGGCGAGATGGACATCACGATGAGCGAGGACGAGGATGAAAACGACATGGGAGAGAATGACCTTGTGCTCAGTGTGCTGTTTACCTTCCATGCCGAGATTGGCACAGGAGAAGAGAAGGAAGAATCTGAAACAACATTAGCTATATGATAACAGACGTATATAAGAAGAGAGTGCGGCGCGATTACGCTCCGTTAATCACATCGGTGCAGCTGGTGTGTACAACTCCGGCGAGTCCATTGGGGCAGATATACAACTCCGAGAATGGTCAGTATGAGCCGGACCGCACGTTGACTCCGACAGTTATTCGGCCTGATGTGCAAGCATGGGCCAAGGACGGCAGTTGGAAGCAGAAACAGGTGAACAGTATCCTGGCCAGCGTGAAGTGGTACGTGAACGGCAACGATATCTCCACATTGTCCGGATGGAGCGGGCTGTATTCCATCGAGACGGAGGGAGACAACAAGGGAGCCATCACGATATCCAAGAACGTGAAGGAAGGAGATGTGTTCGGTTTGTCATTCAGTGCGGTATTCGCGGATTCGAGATTCGGGAGAAACGTGACCATTAAATCTGAAGAGGTAGTGCTAACAACTTCTCGAAAAGGCGACGATAACTATTCAGTGAGCCTGGATGATGCGAAGGAGATACAGTATGACCCTACGAAGGACAATCTTCTGATCTATGATTACGAAGTGGCACATGGAATTATAACGGCCTCGGATGCGAAGCGAAAGGCGGCGCTGGATTCCAATGCCTATGAGCGGACGATCCCGTTTACGGTCCGGAGAAGTAAGACAGCAGTCACATCCGGATTCACGGTGAAGTTGTACGAGATATCCGGCACGACATTGACAGAGGTGTCGGCGGCAGCGGCAACGGCGGTGAAGGCCATCACAACGAGCGGAATCACGTTGGACATGCGCCTGATCAAGAAGAAGAACTACAAGATTCGAATCTACGTGGATGGTACGATGGTGGCGGAGCATCAGTTCAGTGTGACGCGTATCTATCAGAGCGTGACATGTGTGCCAACGAATGGAGCGGCCATCATGGAGAATGACGTGGAGCAGTATAATGTGGCGCAGGCGAAGGCAGGCGGAAACATCATCAAGTATCCTGGTCTTATGCTCGACATTACATGGAAGACTGATACGTATGCCAAGACAGGTGTCGAGCACAACATGGGAGGAGAAGCTGTGATCAACTTGAATCGTGCCGGATTGGGTTCGGGCGAGGATGACAGTTGGATGGACGTATACACGGAGTATTCTCTTAAGGAGCCGTACAAGCCGGCGCAGGATGCATCAGGCAACGGATGGGTGGATTCTAATGGTAATGCATATATATGGGTGTAGGTATGATGTACGTGATTGCAAGTAAGGATGAGGCCGATAAAGCACACATCCGCACATCGGGCCATCGCGTAAAGGATGGCCAAGTGATATTGAACGAAAAAGAAGTGAACGTATGCAGCACATTGTCGGGGAGCCTCGAAGAGCGCGCGGCGCAGCTGGGCGGAGAGGTGTACACCTACGAGAGTGCGATGCAGGTAATTAATGAAGGAGGATGGAAGTATGAGTGATGTACAATTGTCAGCACAGAATTCGTTGACCGTTAAGAGACTGAGAAACGGAGATTCATTGTATGTGTCATTGGAGTTGAATGGCATACCATTGTATCAGGGTGTTGACCCGGTAGTGGGAACGGTGTCTCCGGATTGGACGGTGGCGGCCAATCAGCCGGTGATTACACCTAAGATTACATCGATGCGAGGGAACGCAGTGACAGTGAGCAATCATGCCTGGAAGTATGTAGGCGTGGAATTGCAGTTTACCGGGTCAGAGTCCAGCGGATGGAAGCAGGACAGCACGGGTAAGTTTGCCATCAACTATTCAACCGGAGCATTGAAGATTGTGGACAATCTGGCCAGCAAGACGAATGTGGCGAATGACACATTGGAGTACAGCTGTGTGGCAACGGTGGCAGGTGTGGAATATTCAGTGGCCAAGACGATTGATGTGATGATCCAGAACATTGGTGCGTCATCGTATATGGGTCTGATAACGGCATCGACAGGTCAGTTGACGGAAGATGTGCAGACAGCCACATTGACAACGAGTCTTCTTCTCGTAGGTAAGGAAGTGACCGGATATTACGTGAAGTGGTACAAGGATGATGAGGAATGGACCGACAAGGCCGGCTCGAAGTCCATCACGGTGACGCGAAGTGATGTGGATGGCTCGCAACTGTTCATCGCGGAATTCTACGAATCGCAGTCAGATACGACTCCGGTATATCGCGCAGGGTTCAACATCATCGACACGTTGGACAACTACGTGGTCATCCTGAGCATCACATCCACCAACAAGGAGGTGGATGATGGCCAGCCGGTGACGGTTGGTGCGAAGCTCGTGAACACGCGAACGAATGCAGTGGAATCTCCGACATCGGCAACGTGGAAGATGCAGGTGATGGATAAGGATAGTTGGAAGGTCCTGAAATCGGCATCCACCAACAGTATCAGTGTGACAACAACAGAGACAGACGTGGACGGAAGCCAGAAGGACGTTGAAGTCCTGGCAGAAGTGTCATGGAACAATTAATTATATAATATATGGCAAATACGAATGATTTAGCAGCGGCCTCACAAGTGGCCAGCATCCTTCGCACGAATTCAATCATGTGCGAGGTGGACGGGTCCATCAAGCGCATCACATTGGATAACTTGATGAACTCAATCAATGAAGGAGACGAGCAATTATTGCGCCAGGTGGCGTGGGGTGTTCCTATTCTCGACACATCTCAGTCATCTCCGGAGTGGGGTGTCATCGGTAACACATCGATGAGGGACGAATGGAATAGAATGAAGGGCCGGTACCTGGTGACTCCGGAAGGGAAGGCGGCGAAACTGTCATCCACCAACTCCGGCATCTATGCGGACGGTACCACATTGGACGAGACGAAGGGGCATGTGATGCGTTGGGCACCGAGATTGTATTATCTGTTCAGAACGAATGTACAGACGGGCGTGAGATATCTGTGGATGAGCCTCATTCCGATTGGTGGCCATTATATCGAAGAGCACTGTGTGGGTGCGTATAAGGCAGCGGACGTGAGCGGAGTGTTGGTGTCTCGATCAGGATTGACGCCGAAGGTGAGTATGGCGATTAATCAGTTTTGGAATGAAGCTCAGAAGAACGGAGCGGATTGGGGACTTGTGGACTATGACTTCAGACGTTATCACATGATGGAGGGTCTGAGCGATTATGGATGTCCGAACATCCAGGCTCATCTCGGACAAGGGGTCGGTGGCTCAGCGGGTAATGACTTGTATTCAACAGGAGGCCTCACAACAGGCGCAACGAAGTCCTATGGTGACAGCAGCATCAGTGTTCCATTTACTGTTTCAGGTAAAGGTGATGATACATCACGAGTGTCATTGCACGGCATCGAGGATTCGTACAACTGGTTATGGGAATTTACGCAGGGAGTTTATTTCGGAACCTCAGGAAACAGTGCGCAGGATGGCACGGAAGTATTCATTTACGAAGGTAACAGATTGCCGACATCGGCGGAGCTGACGAGTAGTCCGAACGGGGCATTCCGTCAGATTAGTAGAGTCACTTCATCAAATTACATGAAGGAGATTTACGGAGGAGAGTATTTTGACTTATTCGCTAAGTCACTTGGTGGTGGAAGTAATTCATATTGGTGTGATTATAGTTACAATAATACAACAGGTCAGGTCCTCCGTTGGGGCGGTAATTCGGGTAGCGGGTCGTATTCGGGCCTCGCTTATGCGAGCTCGAATGACGCCTGGTCGGTCTCGTATGCGTTTATCGGGTCTCGCCTTGCGTATTATGGTAAGTTAAACTTTGTTAATGGTAAAGATATAGCTTAACTATTATTCTCGTGCCTGAAAAGGCACGAGCGATTTTTGAATCTCTGTGCATAAGGAGACATCCGTACAGAGTAGGTAGACGGTGATTGGGTCCTCCATTGGGGCGGTAATTCGAATAACGGGTCGAATTCGGGCCTCGCTTATGCGAACTCGAATAACGCCTGGTCGAACTCGAATGCGAATATCGGGTCTCGCCATACAGTGATACAATATTAATCGCCGGAGCCTTGACCGAGCGCGTATAATTGACTACGCTCTGAGTCAGAAAATCAAGGGCGGAAAGGTCTTCCATCTTGCGAGGAAGACAAGCGGTGCGAGTAAGACATTGAAAGCTCCGGGCAAATAATCATTGCAAGATTATTAATTATTGAATAAGAGGATGAAAGAAGAGTATTATGATTTAAGAAGGAAGGTCGATTGGGGGTCGCTCAGTGACTCTGACATCGATGATGTGATAAGACATCGCATGGATGCGTATCGAGCGAGACCGCAGCCTAAAAGACAAGGATACGTCATTGAACGCATCGCGGACATGGAGAATCTTCGTGCGGCGGATGATGAGGCTCAAGTTGGCAAAATGAAGAACAACAGGCCGATTCAGCAGCACAACAAACATAAGGAGAAGGAGCTTCGGCAGCTTCAGCGCATGATCCTCACATTAAGTTTTCCGGAGATTCACTTCAGGGTGGAAATTCTGAAGACGGATGCAGGTAAGGAACGGGAGTTGGCTAAGAAGTCATATTATCCCTGGAAGATTCTCGATCATGCGATCATGCGAGTGATATGGCCGGTAATGTACAAGGGCCTTATTCATGACACATGTGCGTGCATCAAGGGACGTGGCATTCACTTCGGAGTGAAGCGGATGAAGACCTTCATCAGAAGATATCCGGATATGAGGTACTTCTGGAAGACAGACTATAAAAAGTTCTATCAATCAATCCAGCATGATGTGGTAATGAATGAATTCAGGAAGAAGTTCAAAGATGAGCACTTCCTGAAGCTGGTGGAGATGGTGGTATGTAACTACGACTCCGGGCCGGATGTCGAAAAAGCATTGAGAGATGAAAGGGGAAAGAGGATTCACAATCGGAGCCTTCACGAGTCAGCCGATAGGCAATTACATTGCAAGCAGGATTGACCATATCATGAAGGAGCGCGTAAAGACGAAGTGTTACATGAGATATTGTGATGACACATCGGGGATGTGCAGGACGAAGGCGGAGGCTCATCGGCAGGTGAAAGCATTCATCGAGGAATCGGAGAAGATGGGACTTGTAGTCAAGGCCAATTATGTAGTATCAATGATAGGTCATGAAGGTAAGAAGAGAAAAAGAAGATGGAGGCAGCGTGGTAAGAGGAAGGGCGATTGACTTCCTGGGGTATCAGTTCTTCAAGGAGAAGACGTTGATGCGGAAGTCTATCAAGAAGAGTTTTGCCAGGCGTGCCAGGATAAGGAATGTAGAACGAAGGAAACAGGTGTTGGCAGCATATTGGGGATGGTGCAAGTGGGGAGATTGCAAGCACTTGTGGAAAGTATTGACGAATAACGATATGAGTTTTGCGGCGAAAGGAATCAAGCAGCGCGAGCGGACAAAAGATGGTAAGAAGTTCTTTGATGTGCCATCAGTGAGATTGATGGATATATTGAATGTGCCGATTACGGTGCTCGATTTTGAGTTGGGGTTGCAAACAAAGCAGGGTGAAGACAGATGTTGTGTGCTCATCGAGCATGATGGTCAGCGACAGAAATTCATCACGAATTGTTTCAACATAAAGGACATTCTGATTCAAGCTCGTGAAGCGGAAGAATCAGGAGGGAAGATATTTCCCGTTGAGAATTGCGTAATTAAGAGAAGAGCATTGGGAGACGGGAAGAGTGCGTATTATTTTGATGAGTAAACATGTTAATAGCATATTATGAAGGTAAATTATACTATGTCTGAGATTCCTGAATCAGGAATCATCGCAACGAGAGAAGGTAACGTGTTGAGACTTCTTTTCGGGTTCGAGAAGAAGGAGAAGACAGAAGACAATGACATCGACAGCTATCAGTGCGAGAGTGTGGATGTAGCAGGCGCGACATCGTATGGCTCGATCATCAGTGCGATTGTCAATGACAAGTATTCGAACGATGATGTACAGGCCATCATTGCCAATTATGAGGAGGCAAAGGATGTGGAGAATCCATCTGAGAAGGAACAGGAACATCTGGACGAGTACAAGGAGTATCAAGAATATCGCCAGCGCGCGAAGGAGATTGCGAAGGTGGTAGTAGCGATGGAGGTGTGATATGCCGAGCGCGCAAGGTCATTTGCCGGTAGTGCGGAAGGCGGTCGGCGAGCAAGGTGAAAAAGGCGATAAGGGTGACACGGGTGCAACGGGACCTCAAGGGCCAACAGGTGCGACAGGTCCGAAGGGTGACACGGGTGCAACGGGACCTCAAGGAGAGAAGGGTGACAAAGGGGACAAGGGAGATAAAGGAGATACGGGGGCAGCAGGAGCGGCAGGAGCGGCTGGTCCAATGTATCGATGTTCCGAGTATGTGACGGGAGTGAAGGTGTATGCTGGTCAGACAGAAGTTGAAGGTATCAAGCCGATAGATGTCCTGGTAAAGACCGCATCGGATGGAACGTCTTATGATGCGTACCTGGTTATCAAGGACCATACGACATCGACGAACATTCCATTGACGAATACGAGTTATTATCAGAAGTTCAACAGTCTTCAGCCGATATATACGCCTCTGATCTTGGCGGCGAGCGCAGTGATTCGATTCATGCAGGGGAATCAGCTGGTGATTATGAATGTGCCGGGAACGCAGATTATAGCAGGTATCGGAGGCGGAGTATACACATTCTGGTCGGGAGCATCATCAGGCAAGGATGCGAACTTCCGAGTGAACACATCAGGCAGGCTCGAAGCGACAGGTGCGGACATTGCAGGAGTGATACGGTCGAACGCATCTTATTCGCCGTATGTAACATGGGAAGAGACAGCGGATAAGACATTGGACCCTGGATCGGGGGCGAATATCGCAATATCATGGCAGGGAGTGGACGTGAACTTGACATTGCCGAAGCCATCGGATTATGATGGGTTGACAGTAAGATTGAACGCCGGATTCTATGTGACAAGGACGGTGACGGGAACGGTGACTCTTATAAGCAGCGGAACGATGTGCAATGTTGATGAGAAGAAGATAATCACGTCTTATGACATCATTGGAGGAGATGGAATCATTGAATGTTTCTCTTTCGATGGACGATGGAACATCAAGAATGTGGGTCTTTGAGTATTCCAATACCATTAAATTGAAGATATAAAAAGAAGGTATTAGGAATATGAAAAAGGATACGAAGGACAATATTCAGATATGGACAGCAGTGGCCATGTTGATAGTGGGGTCAGGATTGAGTGTGGCAGGATTCATTCTTCCTCCATCAGGTGAGATATCAGATTCAGTACTGTGGTTTTTTGCTCAGTGCTTGATGTATGCAGGCTCAATCTTCGGCATCACAATATACGTAAATACGAAGTTTAATAATCTAATTAGTAAGTTAGGACATGGAGAAGCCGAGGGGACTAAGAAACAATAATCCGGGGAATATCCGGATATCGAAAGACCGTTGGAAGGGGCTTGCGAAGGAGCAGACAGATAGCGCGTTTTTCGTGTTTACGGATATCAAGTACGGATACAGAGCTTTAATCCGCATCTTGCAGAATTATCGAAGTAAGTACGGATGCATGACGGTGGCCGAGATGATAACGCGATGGGCACCTTCGAGCGAAAACAATACGCCGGCATATATCCGGAAGGTGTGCCAGGATATGCAGGTGCCTTCGGTGTATGTGCCGGACGTGAGCGATAAGACAACGATGTGTGCGATGGCAGCAGCCATATCGCGTGTCGAGAACGGAATAGATACTGTGATGACGGATGTGGAGGCAGGATGGTCAGAATTGTAGTGTGTTTTTTAATGGTTGTGTTAATGTGTTCGTGTAGATCAACTAAGTATGTACCCGTTGAGACGAAGGTCACAGAAACAGTTGAGATGCACGACACAGTTACTCAGGTGCAGTTGGTGCCATATTATTCAGAATCGGTGCGCCAGGATACGATGTCATCTCGGTTGGTGAATCCGTATGCGTACAGTGATGCGTATTGGGATGGCAAGCAGCTCCATCACACGTTGGGGATATGGCCGGGCACAACGATTCCGGTGACGATACCGGACTATAAGATCATTACACGGACGGAAGTACGGAATAAGGTTGTGGAGGTCGAGAAAAAGTTGAGCGCATATCAGGCTTTTCGAATAAGATATTTTTGGATGAGTGTTATTTTAAATGCCATATTGATTTTTTGGATTATTAGAACTAAGGTAAGAACGAAGGATTCAGAGTGAGGGTAGTTATAGATTGTTAAATTCTCTTTGGTGAGCGCAGGTAGTTGAACTATATGCGCTCACGTTTTGTTTATATACCACACGATATTGTGTGGGTATAAAAGTGAGGATATGGAAACAACTGAAAAAATCGTGGAGAAGAAGGTCTACGAGGAAGGCGGCAAGCATCAGTATGCGAGCCGAGGGACAGGTAATGCCGGACTTACATTGGGAATCATTGGCACAGCACTTGGCGGTATCGCCGCAGCTGGCTTGTGGGGACGCGGTGGCAAGCCAGGTGGAGTGACATCCGGCGAAGTGGCGGAGGTGACATCATTCGCCTCCTATAACAAGGAGTGTGAGGATGTGTTGAAGCTGACCAACGAGATGTGGGGCATGAAGGCGAGTACGATGCAGTCAATGTACGAGAGCAGACAGACGGACAATGCCGAGAAGTTTTCTCTGTGGAAGGGTCAGATTGACGCGGACTTCTCATTGTATAAAGGATACCGTGACATGGGAGACAGTATCATGGGTCAGATGAACGCGGCGGCATTCGGTTTGTATAAGCAGCAGCGAGATGGGTTTGATGCGTTGGCAGGTAGAATCGCTAACCTGGAGAAGGATGTGGCGGTGAATACGGCAATCAGACCGTATCAGGACAGACTTCTTCAGTGTGAGATTGACAAGCGATTTGTGGAGTCAATCAACTACACGAATCAGAAGACGTGTAAGGCCATTTATGGAGAAGTAGTGCTTCCGAGCACGCCGGTAGTGACGGGGTATGGGAGTTACAGCGCGTGCGCCAGTGCAACGTCAGCCTCCTAAGAAGAGAAGACGTAAGTCAAAGTAACGGGGTGCGCCTTCGGGCGCATCCTTCACTTAAAACAATGAGCGATGAATAATATATTTGTGTCTGATCCTTTATTGAGCCAGCAGAATGACTACGGCCAGCGCATCGAGGAGTTGAGGAAGATGCAGGAAGAACTTGAGAGAAGGACGATGAAGCAGCAGCCATCACAATCTCCGGTGTGGGACGAGATTAACCGTGTGATGTCGGACATGTCTGACAGAGAGTATGAGTATCTGAGAGAGGATGAAGAATTCAAGCAGTCAGAGCAGCGCATTGCATCCATCCTGAATGAAGAGTATATGAAGGTGATGAGGCCGATTGTAGAAGGAACGCAGGAAGGGAAGGAAGCGTTGGAGAATCATCTGAAGTTGGTGCGCTCGATCAGGAAGAAGGCAGTGAAAGAATCGGATAAGGAGATGGGCCTATTCAAGGAGTATATGGAGAAGTATCCTCACATGACGTATAAAGAATTCAAGGAAATGAAAGGAGAAAAAGTATGATCTACGGAATTGACGAGTTGGCAAGACTGAAGGGAGACATCAAGGATGTGATTAAGATGTGGGCAGACGGTAAGATAGAGCAACTGTTTGGCAAGGGTTCGGTGGTTGGCCATTACATGAAGAGAGGTGTGAGGAATTACATGGAGCGAATTGAAGGAGTGGCAGACAAGTCAGTGGATATGCTGTCTCTGTTTGCGGCGGAAGATGGCAAGATAGACACAGACACATTCATTGATGATGCGGTATCCATATTTAAGGAGATGGATAAGAAGGAATATCAGTTGGGGAATATGCTGGTAGAATACGGGAAGGGAGAAGTGGTGATTACAATACCTCACAGCCTGGTATATGATATGGTATTCGGGAAGTTCGGAACAATCAAGATTACGGCGGATGATATTTTAGAGATTAAAGAATTGATGCATGAATGAGCTGATTGATAAGATGGATTGGCTATGTTATGCCGATTATTGCAGGGCGATATGTATACTGAGATGGAAAACATATTGAAGGCAGCAATCATCTTTGCATTGGGGTGTAAGATGGTTGAGGCCGTGTTGAGTTGTGTAATAAAGTAGAGAGAAGGAGACCGCATTGAGCGGCCTCCTTTGTTAATTATTGAATGGACTTTTTAATCTTCGAGAACGCATCGAGGACTTGTGCAGGAAGAATCTTGGCATATATCTGAGTGGTTTGGATGTTAGTGTGGCCGAGCATCTTCGACACGACTTCGATGGGAATTCCGGAAGACAGTGCGATGGTGGTGGCGAATGTATGCCTTCCGATATGCGTGGTGACATTCTTCTTGATTCCGGCAGCGGTGGCAATGGCCTTCAGGTTGCGGTTGTAGACATCGTATGCGAGATGAGGGAGCTCGAAGTTATATCTGAGCAGCACATCACGGACAGGAGGAAGGACGAAGAGAATGAATCGCGTGCCTGACTTCTGTCTGGTCTCATCGATGAGTACAAGGTCATCTCCGACAGGTTGCAGCTTACGGAAGTCTGTGGCCATAAGGTCGGCATACGCCAGGCCGGTGTAACATTGCACAATGAAGAGGTCGCGAATCTTCTCCTCGAAGGGAGTGCGAGCATGGTAATTCTCCATCATGTGAACTTCATCAATTGAGAGGACGGTGCGGACCTTGGATTTACCTTTGGTGCACTTGAAATGGGTATAAGGATTCTCATTCAAGATTCCGTCATTGATGGCGTCATTGATATAGAGGCGGATGACCTTGTGATAAGTGTACACGGAAGCAGCGCACATGAGTTGGTCATCTTTGATGGTGCGCTTGCGAAGGTATTCATCCAGGCGAATGATGGCCGGCAAGGTCAGATCAGAGAATTCAGTGAGCTTCTTGTATTCAGCCTCAAGGAATCGGATAACCTTGGCATGTTGCTTTTTGGTACCTGGTGCCAGGGCCTTCTCATCGAGACGGGTCCACATGTATTCAACGAAACTAAGCGAGCGGCGATGGTCGAAGCCATCAGTGATGCCATCGAGGAAGGACAGTTGGAATGTTATCTTCTTGCGGTTGGATTCATCCACTATGGCATTGACTTCATTGATGAGAGTATTGATGCGGTCATTCAGTTCGGGCGCGTCAGTTCGGCACACGACACGGCCAGCCTTGAATTGACCCTTCAAGACCTTCACGCCGGTAGTGATAAATCGGCGTTTACTTTGTGATGTTACTTCCAGCTGTATTAATGCAGCCTTCTGATTGGTGGCTGTCTTCTTGCGGTCGAAGACAACTCTGATTTGGACTTGGTTCATAATTGCAATTTTTAATCGGTATCAATTGGTATCAATCGCGGTATCAAAATTACAATCATATATGGACAAATATGGACACATCTGGACAATACGAAGCGCATTAGGAGTAGGTTTTATATTGTATTGTCTTTATTAATACGCTAATAGCCAATAAATTACGAAAATATATTGGCTCAAGCGAGAGTGATCCGCTTGGGATTATTGTAATTCAGATAACCGTTTGGATGAGAGAACATTCCAAGAGAGGAATGTGAGAGCGGTATCAAATGAGTATCTATTCAATCAAAAATCCCTGTATACACTACGGAATTCAGTAATGTATTTATCGATATTTTTAATGAGTTCGTAATTATCGGATGTGCAGTGGGAAATACTAAGTCCATCCGCCTCGTAAAAGAAGAACTGAGAATTGGGTCTTCCATCGAGGAGATAATTGACGCGCACGGCAAGGCGGTTGTATGGCTCACTGGCTGTCTTCGGGAATTGGTTATCAAGATCAGCAGTAATGATACGTTTATAAATGGTATCGATATCTGATACGAGCATGGCGATGCTATCTGTATAGGCCTTGCGGTTTTTACCCTCGTAAATTGCATTTTGGTATTGGTACAGACGGGTAAGGTCAGACGAGGCGATATAGCTACAAGATAGAAGGCGGCGATACGGCGAATATGCAGAATCAGGGCCTTCGATTGATACGATAGAAAAACTATCAGTGTAGTTGAAGTGACTGTTTGCGTATTCAGTCACTAATTCAGACGGAGATTTTTCAGGCGATTTGCCTGCATTGGCCGTGTCATGATGAGCGCAAGATGTAAAGACAAGAAGCGCAAGGACAAAATTTGTAATTGCTGTTTTCATATTCTATTTGGATTAAATGGTAAGATTACGCATGTTTTTTCAAGTCAGATGATGAGGCTGTCTTAATTGCTTCATCATAACAATCTTTAAGCCATTGGCAGCGGTCCTCTAAGATGAGGATGGTGCGTTTAGCTTCTTCAAGTTCGGAAGTAAGACGGGCATTTTGTGCAATGAGGTCAAGTTCGGAGTCTGATTCATTGCCGGTGATGCGAGAGGCGTTATCGGATACGTACATCGAGCCTTTCCCGAATAATAACCAATCAGCAGAGACTTCAGGGAATGTAGTTAGAGTAGATATAACAGTGTCAAGACTGATACCTCGCGGTCCGGTCAGTTGGCCGTTAAGAGTGGTTTGCCCAACACCTATCAGCCGGCTAAATTCGGTAATGCTTTTTGCCTTTTCGTTTAAAAGAGCATTAAACCTTTGATTTACAGAATCATTCATAATAGTAATATTTTAGATTAATTATAAATAATGCAATTAAGTTAAAATAATCATAATTATGTTTGGCAGATAAGCAGGATTCCGTAAATTTGCAATCGAATTAAGCGTGATTATGCTTGATTCGCGAACGGCATCATGATTATTGGCAAACAAATTCAACATTCAGTGGCAAATATAGTGAAGCCGTTTCGAAAAAGCAAATTTTCAGCATAAGCGTTAGTGGTGTTTCGCGAGTGAGTTAGATATTATAGAAATAGAGGCTACTTAAAGAACAGACTCAACACCACATCAGGGTCAGTTCTTTTTGTGGCCTTTATACATTAACAGATTGACGTATGAAAATAAGAGTTACGAAGGATGCGAAGATTGAGTATGTCTTCGGCATGGAAGAAATGAGAGTCATCCAGGATGCATCGGCGAAGTTGGCCGGATACCTGGAAGGGCAGTTGGATTCAGATGATGAGGCCTTGGTGTGGCTGGGTGAGATATACGATGGTATACGATTAACGGCGAAGGAGGATTGATGATGGACTTGTGGATAGCGCGCGATGAGGTGGACAATGCACTGTTCATCTATGATGGTAAGCCTCGGAAGGACGTGAAGTCCGGAATGTTCATCTGCAATCCTGGAAGAGGATGTATGATCATGCCGAAGGATTCATATCCGGGCATCACGTGGGAGAATTCGCCGAAGAGATTATTGGTTGCAGGAATAGAGACAGTATATGATGAACTTCAGTAACAAGAAAAATGCGGTGGTCATTGTCATGGAAGGGCAAGATTACAGGGGTGAGGTATTCAACCTTGACGCATATCAGACGAAGGTGAATCTGTGTATTTTGGCCAAGGCGAATCTGGGCAAGCACGTATGGTATTATAAGTACGATGAGGCCAGCAACACATGGTGGCGCAGTAAGAAGTTCAGATGGTTCGGCGGTCGGCTCCATCCTTCCGGCAAGGAGGAGTCAGGACTTACAAGGGTGCCGGAACTTGAAATAACGCATGTACGATGAGCAAGAAAGAGATAGACATGATGCAGTGCATGATGGCGGAGATTCACATCATGCGTGAAGAGTTAGCCGAGATGAGAGAGCAGTTGGCCAAGGTGACGCAGCAGAAGACGATGGTCACGATGGCCGAGGCATGTCAGATATTGGCGATTGGGCGGAGTACGATGCAGGACCTTCTGAAGAGAGGCACGGTGGACTTCGCAGTGAAGAACGGAAAGAAGTGGATGTTTCCGGTGCAGCAGCTTCGGAACTTCCAGGAAAGATATAGCGGCTGAGAAATCAGTCATATTTGGACAATAGGACATTTCAAATTTGGTATTAAGTAAGGTATAAAGAATTAACAGTGTAACTCATTCCATCGCGGTACGTGAGTATAACGATGGAGCCTGGAGCGATTGGCAAGGGTGCCATCCGTGTCGGTTCGATTCCGCATCGCTCCACACATGCACTTTGGGACAGCGGACAACGCAGACAAGCCGAATCGGAGGTAAGCCAATGGCACCGTATGGAACTGTCTGAGTATGTTTTCATACATCAAATGTGAAAAGTAGTTTTTTCTTGGGGCGGTGGTCAGCGATGATAGCCGTGGGTGTAGCGGTCGGCGCGGTATGAGGTTCGAGTCCTCGGCACCTTCAATGATTATTAACTAAAAGATTGAGACGATGAAGAACTTAAAGAATTTATTGGGAGTATGGGCCATTTTTGCAATCATCGCATTGGCCGGCACATACGATTATGTGGAAGAAGTCATCTACACGATGCCGAACGCCACATACAAGGTGATGCAGCAGCGCGGATGGAGTGACAAGAAGATTGCATCCGAGTATCAGAAGGACAAGGCTTATTGGGATTCCTTGGGTCAGCAGTATTCATGGATTCACGGGGAGGACTGATTATGGGAAGATGGTTCACGGTTACAGCGCGAGTAGCGTTGAAGGAAAACGGCAAGAAGAGCCGTATGGTATTCCTGGTGAATACGGAGTCATTCTTCTCGGCAGAAGTGAGAGTGACTGAGCTGATCAGCAAGTGTGAGATGCATGATCTACTTGAAGTGATATCCATCCGAAGAGAATCGTATAGCCTGGTAGCCGATAATCCGGAGAAGGAATCGAGATACAAAGTGGTGTGGAGATACGCAGATGATGAAAAATCGAAAGAAGTGTCCATCGTGTCAGCAGATAGCACACGGGATGCGGAAGACTCAGAGAAGGCACGTTGGGAGCAGGAAGGAGACCGCATCAAGATATTGTCGGTACAACAAGTGAAGATTGATGTGGTAGATTGGGGCGAATATGGCAACAAATCTCAAGAATAAGTTGGATACAGTATTCAGTCAGTATATCCGATTGCGCGATATGGAAGAAGGAAGGGTCTTCAGGTGCATATCATGCAATCGGATATTGCCAATCTCGCAAGCTGATTGCGGCCATTACATCAATCGGCAGCACATGAGCACACGTTGGCACGAGATGAATTGCCATGCGCAGTGCAGGAAGTGCAATCGGTTCGATGAGGGCAACATGCAAGGATATCGCCTCGGACTGGTCCGGATGTACGGCGAGAAACATGTGGCAGTGCTCGAATCATACAAGTATCGGGTGACGAAGTATTCAGACTTCGAGATGTCGGCATTGATTAAGTACTACAAGATAAGAATTAAGGAATTACTGAATTACAAGAAAGAATCATCGATTACATGTTTGACAAGGTGACTATCAAGGGCACAATCAACATTGAAGATACAGAGACAATTGTTTTGAAAAACTATTTGGAGGAATGTTCGGAAGGGGATGAGGTATTTTACAGGTCAACGCAGTATTCCAATATTGAAGGGATATGGGTCGAGCTAAGAGGAAATACTATCAAAGCGAAGTTTAGCGTGAATAAACAATTCTACAAAAGACGGAAGGGACGATTGGAAAATTCTATGCCGATAACGATGGCACATGCCACACAGACGATTCGGGAGGTTCTATTCAAGTTATGTGTCAGACCGGAGGACTGTGTGGTTGTATACTATGAAATCGGGCTGACAATGAAGATGGCACGTGAGCCGGAGCAATACATCAGGAAGGTTGAGGAGGGTGCAGGCCGCACGATGTGGAATGACCCAAATTATCCGGAGATGAGGCAGAAGGTGACGGAGAAGTCGAAGTATTACAGGAAGATTCTCAAGATGTATGATAAGACATACGAGGCCACAGAGAAGGGCCGGAAGGATGTCATTGAGAATGTATTGAGGATTGAGACGGTGTACAAGCGGCAGTCGGTGATGATGACCGACATGTTGGACCCGGAATGGCAGAAGATGGTTGGAAGGCGATTCTACGATGATTGGTCGAAGGTGCGCTTCCAACGAAAGCTCAGAGCCAAGAAGGGTGTCCGGATGTCACAGTGGGATAAGGCGCAGGATATATACGAGAAGGGGACCAAGAGGTATCTGGACGAGAATCGGGCGCGGTATCAGGCAGGTGACATTACGAAAAAACAATGGGAAACGATGCGGCAGTATGCTAACAGATGGAAGGACGAGAAAGGAAACTATGAAGAGATAATCAGTGACGAAGAGGCGGAGTATCAAGATAAATTACTTCGATTTTACCAAGTTGGGAGCTTTGTTTGCTGTAAGTAGTTTTACAAGTATCTGATAATCAAAACATTAGCGGAAAACAAAAAGCACCTTATGGTGCGCTTGTAAACCATTGAAAAACAATGAATTAAATCGAATTAAGCCGATTTTTAACGCTTTGTGGCAACTTTATCATATACCTCCTTGGGAGGTTGGTAACGCGGCAGCGAAGTCAAAAAAATAAAAAAAGGAGGTTAAGATGATAAGAGTATACGTTAGAAGAACACCGAGAGAGAAGGAAGTGATGCAGCTCCTTGGAACGACACACATGACCATCAACAGAGAGGTGGGTGTGGACGAGTCGAAGAGAGAAACGGCGAAGAGCCTGGAAGAACTTGGTCTCATCGAAGTGCGCAATGGATAGAGAGAGGAAAAAGATATGGGTGGTGCAGTGTAAGATTACGGACACGATGCATCGCCGTCTCGAAGTCTTGCGAGAGGAATACGGATTCAGGTCGGTCTACGAGATTATTCAGGCACTTGTATCTGTCTTCATCCGGAATGCGAGTGCTCCGGTCACGGAGACTGGCGTGGAGGCGGATGAGATGAGGAAGGTGTTGGAAGGGTTCGAGACTGAGGGAGGTCGCATGAAGATAGCCGGCAGTGAGCAGGAACAGAAGAAGGAAGTGGCAGGCGGTGTGGTCTTCATGACGGAGAAGGACAAGAATCAGATTATGTGTAAGACGGTAGAGGAAGGCGAAGATGGTGGATTGGTCACGGACCTTGCAAGCTGCACAGCGATAGACACAGTGATCAAGTATGCAGACCGCAGGTTGTATGACAGACTGAGACAGATATCGGCACATCTCAGGGAAGAGAGGATGGACAGAGTGATTGATGAGATTGCGCGCGATTGGTTGAAGGACCGAGAGGACCGTGAATGTGCCTCAGAGTTCGATGATCTATCAGTGCAGACATACGTGGAAGGATACAGGTGATGGCGAGCAATGACAAGAACTATCAGCGCATGATTCAGAGCCAGCGTTGGACGAGGCTCCGGAGGTGGAAGTTGACTGAATGTCCTCTGTGCGAGCGTTGCCATGAGCGCGGAATTCTAACAGCAGCGTCTGAGGTGCATCACAGATATCCGGTGGAAGAAGGACTGTCAGTGTCAGAGATGCAGCGATTGATGTTTGCGGTGGACAACTTGATGAGTGTGTGCCATCCATGTCATGTGCAACTTCACATCGACATGAAGTCGAAGTCGAAAGAGGTGACACAGAGGCGCAACGAGAAGAAATTAGCCAGGTTCAGGGCGAAATTCCTTGGGGAGGGGGTATGATTTTTTAAAAGGGGGTCGGATTACTCAAAT